TGCAGGAGCTTTACGACGAGAAGAAGTACGGCGAGAAGATCACGATTCTCAAGGTCCTCGAGCCCAAGAGCCCCGTCAAGGGCAAGAAGGGCGTCCTGGCGATGCCCTACCGCTCCTGCCACATCGACCTGACCAACAAGGTCATCATGCGCGAGTCGGGCTTCGAGGAGATGCCCGTCGCCATCGCGCGCGCCATCAAGCGCGCCGGCGAGACGCAGGGCCGCAGCTTCGGCATGGTCGCTCTGCCGGCCGCGTCGAACCTCAACAGCTTGTCGCACGACATCATCGAGGCGTCGGAGTTGAACCTCAAGCCTTCGCTCGCGGTGCTCGACGACGGGCGCCTCGGCGGCACGGTCATCGACACGTCGCCCAACGGCATCACCGTCATCAACACCGCCGGTCGGCCCTTCGGCGAGAAGCCCATCTTCCCCATCCACACCGTCGGCGAGATGAACTCGTCGAAGGACCTCAAGCTCCAGCTCATCGAAGAGGTCATGCAGGCGTTCATGCTCGACCGCCTGCTCGACCTCAACAACAAGACGATGATGACGGCTTACGAGACCTCCGTCCGCAACCGCCTGCGCGGTGAGACCACGAACTCGCCCTTCGCGCGGCAGATCATGGAGGTCATCAGCCCCACCATCAAGCGGTCCTTCAACGAGCACTACCGCAAGGGCTACTTCGGCGCCTTCCCCGGCATCCCCGACAACGCGCCCGGTCTCGTCCAACAGCGCCTGTGGGTGCAGATCGGCGGCAAGGACGACATGATGGTCCCCGAGGTCGTCAAGAAGGCCGTCGCGGCCGGCTTGGAGATCTACGACATCGAATACATCTCGCCGGCGCAGCGGTTCATGCAGGCCGAGAAGCTCCAGGGCTTGATGACGTCCATGGACGCGAAGATGGCCGTCGCGGCCGTGCGTCCCGAGATTCTGGACGGCACCGACCTCGACAAGTGGGCGCGCGACGTGGACCGCTACTCCGGCGCGCCCAACGCGAGCCAGCGCACGGTCGAGGAAGTCAAGCAGCTCCGCGAGAGCGTCGCAGCGCGGCAGAACACCGCGGCGGCCATCGAGGCCGGCGGCGCGGTCGCCGACATCCAGCTCAAGACCGCCCAGGCGCAGCAGGCGATGATCCCGAGGTAATATGGCGAAGAAAGAGACGCCCAAGAAGGTCGCCGTGCCGCAGGACCTGACGCTCGCCAAGGCGTTCGCCGCCGTGGCCGAGACCGATGCCGGCCGCGTCGTGCTCGCGCATTTGGCCGTGCGCTGCGGCTTCTTCGACGGCGGGCTTCTGCGCTTGACGACCGGCGAGGTCGCGCCGCTCGCCACCGAGGCCAAGGCCGCGCAGCGCGTCATCTGGGCCGAGCTGCGCCAACTCCTGCCCGTGGCGCAGCGCCACGCGATCGAGGAGTTCGCCGAGACCCCCATTGCCGCAAAATCCGAGGAAGAGAGGAAGAAATAAATGCCCGATCCCGTGGTCACGGACCCGCCCGCCGTCAAGACGTTCAAGGAGATCGCCCCCGCCGAGCTGCACGACCGCGGATGGGCGAAGCCGTATCTCGACAAGCCGTGGTCGCCCGAGACGCAGGCCGAGATCCTCAAGAAGCTCGACGGGGCCGAGACGCTCATCGGCAAGAAGACGCTCCTGCCCGGCGCCGACGCCAAGCCCGAGGAGTGGGACCCCGTCTTGGCGCAGCTGCGCCCGGCCAAGCCCGAGGACTACGACTACAAGTTCCACGAGAAGGCCGATCAGGACTTCGTCAAGGTCGTGCGCGAGGCCGCGCACCACGGCGGCATCGGCAAGGTGCAGCTCGGTCGGATGCTCGACAAGCTGGCCCCGTTCTTCCAGGCGAAGGACAAGGCCGTCGCCGACGCGAACGCGGCCCGCGAGGCCGAGTTCGAGAAGACGATGAAGGAGATGACCGGCGGTGCTGACTTCGCCAAGAAGTCGGAGCGCGTCAAGCTCGCGGCCCGGGAGTTGGTCCCCGAGTCCGCGCGCCAGTTCGTCGACAAGCTCGACGACAAGAGCCTGGCGCTCTTCACCGTGTTCGCCGACGCCGTGCTCTCGAAGTACGCCGGCGAGGACGAGTTCAAGGTCGAAGGCGATGGCGGCGGGGCCGGCGCGCAGGACAAGGGCGCGCTGACGGCCGAGCTGCACAAGCTCTACGCCTCCGAGGGCTGGACGAAGGGCTTCCAGCACCCCGACCACGAGAAGACGGTCAAGCGGGTCAACGAGATTCTCGCGCATCCCGCGCTCAAGTAAGGAGACCCCATGGCGAAAGCGGTCCAAGAATCGAGAAGCAAGCGCCAGGCGCGATCCGTCGCGGCCGGCGTCGAGGCCGAGAAGCAGCGCGTGAAGGACGAAGTCGGCACCAAGGCGGTCGCTCGCGCGGCGCTCCGCAAAGACAATACTCGAGACGCCAGGCAGAAGCGCGCCGCGGCGATCAAGAAGTAAGGAGACCCCATGAACGAACCCGACCACGAGTCTTTCGAGGCGCGCGAGGAGCGCAAGCGGAAAGCGGGCGAGCGGCAGCTCGCCGCGGCGCCGGCCGCTCCCGCCGCCCCGGCGCCCGCCCCGGCTCCCGAGCCCGAGCCCGCGCCGGAGCCGACGCCCGAGCCGGAGCCCGTCCCGGCTCCCGAGCCCGAGCCCGAGCCCGCGCCGGAGCAGTAGACGCTAGAGGGAGTGCCCGGTACACAGCACCGGCAGGGGAAGGCGCGAGCTTCCTAGGGCCCCCGCAGTTATGAGATGCGGGGGCTCTCGCTTTTTAGGTGTTGACACGCCCGGCACATCTCTGTTATATTTCCGTCACTTGAGGGCGCTCTCGAAAGAGATCCTCTGATGGCCGACAAGGCGGCTCGCGCGAAAATCCCGCGCGATACAAGAATGGAGAGAGGGCCTCCGGCAACGCCGGGTGCGGTTCTCGCCCACGACGCATCGAGCGAGGTACTACACCATGGCTGTTCCCACGATCGACAATGCCCTCATCACCGCCTTCTCCGCGCAGGTCCACGTCGCCGCGCAGCAGATGAAGGCGCGCCTGCGCGACAAGGTCCTCATCAAGCAGATCGTCGGCGACGAGTTCGCCTACGACGGTCTCGGCGATGTCGAGGCCATCGAGCAGACCGGCCGCCATCAGCCGGTCGTCTTCTCCGACATCGAGCACACGCGGCGCAAGATCGCGCGCCGCCGCTTCACGCTCACGCTGCCGATCGACGCGAGCGACGTCCGCGGCGCCCTCATCAACCCCGGGTCCGAGTACCCGGCGGCCTGCGCCCGCGCGATGGAGCGCGTGTTCGACCGCATCGTGGTCGAGGCGATGTTCGCGGCGGTCCTCACGGGCCGCGCGATGGGCACGTCCGTCACGTTCGCCAACGACGACGGCGACACCATCAACGCGACCGCCGGCCTGACCTACGAGAAGCTGCTCGAGGCCAACCGGCTCTTCACCGACGACGAGGTCGGCAACGATATGCCCGAGCGCATGGTGCTCGGCATCTCGGGCGACGAGGAAGAGGACCTCATGCTCGAAAGCGAGCTGACGTCCGGCGACTTCTCCCGGCAGTACGTCATCGACAAGGGCGAGATCACCCGCGCGATGAAGTACGAGCTGGTGAAGTTCGGCGGCGCGGCCACGAACCCGATCCTCGCGGTCGCGGGCGGCGTCCGCGACTGCTTCGCCATGTCCACCCGCGCGATGTGCGTGGGCGTGTCGAAGGAAGTGGGCATCGCCATCGAGAAGCGGCCCGACCTCCACGAGACGGTCCAGGTCGAAGTCGTCTTCGAGCTGGGCGCCGTCCGCACCGAGGGCAAGCTCATCAAGAAGGTCCAGACCACCGACTAACCGTCGGGCGCTGGCTAGGCGGCTCCGGGGCAACCCGGAGCCGCCGAAGCGAGCGCGGCGCAGGGATGCGCCGACTCGAAGTGCTCGGGACATGAGCCCGCCGCAGGGATGCGGCGGGAGAACGGCTCGGGACGTCGCACAGGAGAACGCCTATGGCCGTCGAAGACAAGTTCGTGAACGCTCTCACCGCCGCCGGCAAGAAAGCCGCGGCCATCTTCACCGGCGGCGCGAACCTCAAGATCATCGCGTGGCGCTTCGCCACGGCCGCCGCCGACGACGACGGGTCCGTCTACCGCGTCGGCCGCATCCCGGCCAACGCCATCCCGATCATGGGCTCGCTCTTCGCCAACGCCCTGACCGGCTCGACGGATTGGGACCTCGGTCTCTACAAGCCCGGCGTGGGCGGCGCGGTCGTCGACAAGGACCTCCTGGCCGACGGCCTGGACCCGGCGTCCGGCGAGGCCATCACGGCCCCGCTGAACTGCTTGACGAACCTCGGCGGCGCCGACCCCGAGGCCGCGTTCGGCAAGACGCTCTGGGAGCTGCTCGGTCTCACGAAGCCCAACCGCCAGGACTACGACCTGGCGTGGACGGCGAACACCGTGGGCTCGGGAGCGGACACCCTGTCCGGCTTCCTGATCTACGCGGACAGCGGCGTCTAAGCCGCTGTCGTAAGAGCACCACCCCGCGCAGCTCGAAAGGGCTGCGCGGGGTGGACCCTACGTAGAGGAGGAAGTCATGGCCGAAGCCCCGCCCCCCACCACCGCGGTCGAGATCTGCAACCTCGCCCTCGCACGGCTCGGTCAGACCATCCAGGTCACGGATATCGTGACCCCCGTGGGCAAGCCGGCCATCCTCTGCTCGCAGTTCTACCCCGTGGTGCGCCGCAAGCTCCTGCGCGGCCCGCGCGTCTTCAACTTCGCCAAGGAGCGCGCCCAGATCACGGTCGACGCGACCGTCACCCCCGCTTTCGGCTTCGCCTCGGCGTTCCGCCTGCCCAACGATCATCTCCGCTTTCTGACCCTGGGCGACATCGACGAGAAGGACCCGCGCCTGACCGGGCTCTATCAGATTCGCGGCCGGCACATCTTCACCGACGAGACCGACGCCGACGACACGCTCAACCTCTCCTACATCAAGGACGTGACCACGGTCGGCTTGTGGGACGCGCTCTTCGTCGATCTCTGCTACCTGGAGTTGGCGAAGGCGCTGGCCGGCCCGCTCACGCTCAAGTCCTCGCTCGTCAAGGACCTCGACGCCGAGCTGCGCGACATCCGGCTCGAGGCCGGCGCCGTCTCGGGCCAGGAGAATCCGCCTATCCGCATCACGCGCAGCTCGTGGATCGCTTCGCGCCGCATGGGCGGCAATTTCCGCGACCCGACCAAGCACTCGATCTAGGACATGAACGCCGCCATCGTCAACTTCGCGGCCGGTGAGACCTCCCCGCGCTCGCGGGGGCGGTTTGACCTGGATTGGTTCCGCGCCTCGGCCGAGAAGGTCGTCAACTTCATCCCCGAGGTCCCCGGCCCCGCGCGCTTCCGCGCGGCCTTCAAGTTCGTGGCGCAGACGCGCGGCGGCGCCGAGGCTCGGCAGATCCCCTTCGTCATCAACGGCAACCGCAAGTATATGCTGTTGTTCACGCCGGGCAAGATGCGCGTCATCAAGGACGACGTCCTCCTGACCAAGACGCCCTACGGCCTGCTGACCTCGCAGACGACGCTCGACAATTTCACCGACGGCGATTACACGTCGAACCCGGCGTGGACGCCTTACGTGGCCGCGCGCGTGTCCGCGGCGACCAACGCGCTCGTGTGCTCGGCCCACAACCCGGGCGGCGGCGTGGTCGGCGGCGGCGCGCGCACCGCGCAGACGCGCAACATCGGCAAGTTCTCCTTCAACGCTACGCTTCCCGGCGACGGCCACATCGCCTTCTTCGCTAAGACCTGGACGCCGACGACCGACGCCAACGGCATCACGGGCTTCACGCTGACCGAGGGCTACTGCCTCTACCGCACGGGGGGCGGCGACTACAAATTCGGGCGGATGTCCTCGACGGGCACCATCACCGAGATCGTGACCATCGGCACGGCCGCGGCCCTCGGTTCCGGCGGCCTC